AATAAAGGCTTCATCTGGATTTGATGGGTATTCCTGGTGTAGCTGCCATATTGGTAGTTCTGCGGCTTGCGCGTCATACCAGGCTTGGTCACGACCAGATGCTGACCATGGAAAAAAGATTCCACGGAAACGATTAGTTCCAGTTTGCGAACCATGCCACAAGTTAAAGAATATATTACCTTCACCCTTGGCAGTAGACAAACAGATTACACGACCACCTACGTCTGCAATTGGCTCTATTGATGCCCAGGCTTCTTCAGGATTGGGCAAGAACGCCATCTCGTCGATTATAGCCAGATACACCGATTCACCTCTAGCAGGCTCGTTAGCTGATGGCATTGATTCAATTACAGAGTCATTACCAAAGGACATCTTAAGAACGTTGTTTTGTAATAGTTCAGGACCAGACAATCTCATCCAATCAGGTATAAATTTATAAATATATTTAGCCTTTTGTAAAAGCTTTGTAGCTTCACGTTCAGTCTTTGAAAGCATAACTACGAATCTGTCTGGCCAGAAAAAGGTAATCCAGAAGGCATAAGCTGCAGCCAGAGTGGAGAATCCAATCTGACGTGCTTTAAGAACTATAGTATATCTATCACTTAACCAAGCTTTAACAGTTTCTTTTTGCGCGTCCCTCAAAGTAAAGGAAATACGTCCTTGGTTAGGATGTTTAATGAATGCGTAGTTTTCACAGAAAAAAGCAAATGCTTCTGCTAATTCTGCTGGTGTTGCGTTCTCTGGACCACGACACTTGCGGAAGTTATACTCATTAAGTAAACTATCTAGTTCCACGCCAAAACTCCAATCCTGAATAACGTTGTATTGTTTCCGGTAAAAACACGTCTTCTGGTTTGCGTGATTTCTTTTCTAACTTTGGTCTTATTTTGTGTAGGTTCTTAATGCCTGTAAGACTGTTTTCGGAGATACCTGAGACATCTTCAATATTCTGATATTCATGATTGTATTTCTCAATTTCCAAGTATTCATATATTTTATTAATTTCCTTCTCTGGGTTGGTGATTAAGTCATCATAATCTACAAAATGAAATAGATGACGATATTCTGGAATTAATGCATGCTTCATAAACTTTAAACTTAATGCAACATCTTTGTCATGTCTCATCAAGAAATCAGCTCTCAAATCAGCTAATGGTTTATCAGGAAATGATTGAGCTAAAACTTGTTCATCCATTTGGTTATTCTTAGAATCAGGATGAGCATTAATAATTGTATCAAATGAAACTAAAACATCTAAAACATTTCTTACTGGACATATTATTTTAATATTTTGTGTAATATATTTATAAATTAAATCTACACCTAGTGGATTTGTCCAATTAAGATTCTTATCAATAATGTACTTGGCTGACTTGTCTTGATAGAAAGCATGTGGGATAGTTGCAATAACATTATTTATTGCTTCTGTTCTATTGTAGTCAATGTGTTCTAGTTCGCTATAGTTATCTAACTGTCTAACCATTATCTTGAACAATGGACTTGCCGGCGAAACCCACAAGTCTGGATTTTGATTTAATATTGCACTAAGTATTGTTGCGCCAGAACGTTGCATCCCAGCCATAAAAAAGAATTCCTTCATTCTTATCCTTCGTTTAGTTGTTTTGTAAAATTATCCAGTTACTTCCATCTGAAACAAGTGTTGCCCACTTGCCTGCAGTATTAGTAAGTATAGCAGTTCCAGCAGAACCTCCTCCTGATGGTACCACGTTTGAAGATGCTGAATCAACACTTTGTGCTTGATAGTTATGAATATTTAATATTCTACCAGTCCATGATGATGCTGTTGGTAAAGTCAATACACATGTTGAACCAGTTTTATTATTAATAATCCAATAATTAGAATCAACAACTGTATGGTCTGCCGTAATTGTTACTGGTGATGAACCAGCATAATGACCAGTTGTTTTAAAGCGGTCATCTGTTGCGTCTACACCAATGCCTGGTATTCTAAAGTTTGCGACTGAAGAGTTACCTAATGTTATTTCATTGGATACAGTTGCAGTTGTTGGTTCTGCATCATATCCAACTAAAGTATTATTAGAACCTGTTGTTAATGTGTTACCAGCTTCAGTTCCAATTATTGTATTTTGGCCACCAGTTGTTATTAAAAGTCCAGCGCCGTTGCCGAACGCCATATTTTGGCTACCAGAAGTATTAGCTTGCAATGTACCAGCACCAACAGCAGTATTGCTAAAGCCAGTAGTATTAGCTTGCAATGCTTGGTTGCCAACACCAACGTTATTATTACCTGTTGTAGTATTAACTAATGCCTGGTTACCAATTGCAACGTTCGAGTCAGAAGTTGCATTTTGCAATGCCTGTGCACCAATGGCAACGTTGCCAGTGCCAGTTGTATTGGAAAGTAATGCAGAATTGCCAATTGCAGTGTTGTTAGTGCCAGAAACATTGGCTTTCAATGCAGTTAAACCAATAGCTACGTTACCAGTGCCAATTGTATTATTTGTTAATGATTCGCGACCAACTGCAGTGTTGCCAGTGCCAATTGTATTTTTGTTTAATGCTTCACCGCCAATAGCAATATTATTTGCACCTGTAATATTTGCGTTTAATGCAGCGTTGCCAAGGGCCGTGTTACTTGCACCTGTTGTATTAGCTGCTAATGCGTTAGCACCAACAGCGGTATTAAAGCTGCCAATAGTATTATTTGCTAAAGTACCAGTGCCAACAGCTAAGTTATTAGTTCCAGTAATATTTTTAGTTAATGCATTGTTGCCAATTGCAACAAGACCGGTACCAGTAGTGTTAGCTTTTAATGCATTGGTACCAATTGCAACAAGACCACCACTAGTAGTATTAGCTTCCAATGTTTGGTTGCCAATTGCAACGTTACTGCTAGCTGTGCTTACCTTTAAAGCATAAAAACCTATAGCAACGTTAGAAACAGCAGTTGTTGCTAGACCTAATGTGCCTGCACCAATAGCAACGTTAAGATAACCAGTTGTTAAAGCGTTCATTGAGCCTTGACCAATAGCAACGTTTAGACCAAAGCCCGCAAATCCACCAGTAGTAGCAGCCTGCATAGCATTTAAGCCAATGGCTACGTTAGAACTGTTTGCTGTTGCTAATTTTAAAGCATTAGCACCAATTGCTACGTTAGAACTTCCTGTTGTTAATGCAGTACCAGCTAAATAACCAAAAGCTGTGTTGTTAATACCAGTAGTGTTTGCCTTTAAAACTTCAAAACCAATTGCGGTATTATAAGCACCAGTAGTGTTAGCGTTTAAAGCTTCAGAACCAATAGCGGTATTAAAAGCACCAGTAGTGTTAGCGTATAAAGTATTAGCACCAATGCCTACGTTGTTTGAACCGCTAGTATTTGTACGTAATGAGCTTGCACCTATTGCAGTGTTATTGGCGCCAGATGTGTTATCTGCTAATGTGTTTTGGCCAATTGCAACGTTATTAGCTGCAGTTGTTGCTAATTTTAAAGCTTGAACACCAATTGCAACGTTATTACTTGAAGTAGTTAAATTTTCGCCTGCGTTAGCACCAAATAAAACGTTACCACTACCAGTAGTTAAATTATGTCCTGCATAATAACCAATAGCTACGTTACCATTACCAGTAGTTAAAGCAATTAATGCTTCTTGACCAATTGCTACGTTTGGCGGATTACCACCTGGACCAAAAAATGCTTTCAATGCATTAGGACCAATAGCAACTTGACCACCATTGTCTGTTACATTCTGAAGAGAATCATTTCCAATTGCAATGTTTCCATTACCTGATGTTAAATAGGTTAAAGTATTTGGACCAATTGCAATGTTATTATCACCTGTAACACTTCCAACTCCTGGATATGTACCAGGATTCATTGAGTTAGCGCCAATAGCAATATTATTATCACCACTTAAGTTTATGTAACCAGCATAAGAACCGATAAAAGTATTACCGCTACCAGTTGTATTATAGAATGATGCGTTCTCACCAACTGCAGTGTTTTGGCTACCAGTTGTTATAGCTAATGAGTAGTGACCAATTGCTGTATTAAGTGAACCAGTTGTAAGACCTGGTACTGAAAGGAAATCTGGGCTACCACCAAGTGCACGGAAACCCATGGCTACGTTTCTTGTACCAGTTGTAACATCAGTTAATGCTTGACCACCAATTGCAATATTATTTATGCCATCAGTAACAGATTCCAATGCATATGCGCCTACTCCAATATTGCCACCACCAGTTGGTGCGGTTCCATTTAATGCTAGGTAACCAGCTGCGTAGTTAAATCCAGTGGCACTAGCAGAAGACAAAAATCCAGTTGTTTGATAAACTATCCAGCCTACTCCAGTCGGTCCCGTGGCTCCTGCTGCACCGGTCGAGCCTGTCGCACCAGTGGGTCCGGTCACTGTAGAGGCTGCTCCTGTGGCTCCTGTCGGTCCCGTAACGGTAGACGCTGCGCCTGTGGCACCTGTCGGTCCTGTCACCGTTGAAGCTGCGCCAGTAGGGCCTGTCGGGCCTGTCACTCCAGCTGCACCTGTCGGACCCGTAACCGTGGACGCTGCACCTGTCGGGCCTGTCGGGCCGGTTACAGTAGAAGCTGCGCCTGTTGCGCCCGTCGGTCCGGTTACTGTACTTGCTGCGCCAGTGGGGCCCGTCGGTCCGGTCACAGTAGAGGCTGCACCAGTGGGGCCCGTCGGTCCAGTAACGGTTGATGCAGCACCTGTTGCTCCCGTCGGTCCGGTTACTGTAGAGGCAGCACCTGTGGCACCAGTCGGCCCTGTGAAACCTGTCGGTCCGGTTACTGTTGAGGCTGCGCCAGTAGCACCGGTCGGTCCCGTAACGGTAGACGCTGCGCCTGTGGCTCCTGTCGGGCCGGTCACTGTTGAAGCTGCACCCGTGGCTCCTGCTGCACCCGTAGGTCCGGTGGCTCCTGCGGCTCCAGTCGGTCCGGTGGCTCCTACTGTACCCGTAGCACCCGCTGCTCCTGTGGCACCTGTGGCACCCGTAGGGCCTGCAGGCCCGTTTGCGCCTGTCGGGCCGGTGGGTCCGGTTGCTGTAGTTAAATAAGGAAGTCCATTCCAGTTGGTGGTACCATCGCCAATTTTAGCTTTGTTGGTATCATACTCATAACCAATTTCGCCGGCAAGCAAAATAGGGTTATTAGCAGTCCAGTTTGCAGCAGTGTCACGTCTTACTTGTACTACAACAGCCATTTAAAATCCCCTTGCATCGTAATCGAAATCTCTTCTTGTTTCAAACACATACTGAGATGTGCCGAATGCTGTAGCAGCTGGACTCAACGAACCAGCCGTACCTGTGTTAGCATCAAAAGCACCAGCAGCAGTAGTAGTAGAAGCTAGAGCTGTAATATTTGAGTTAAGCAAATAATGGAATTGAACGCTTGAAGAA